GGCAACGGCGATCAGCAGATCACGTCGCTCTCGACGGTGCAGACGCGCGTCGTCCGGGTCGTAGACGGGCAGGGCACGCGATACCACGCCGAGCGCCTCACCGGCACGGGCTGGGTACGCGGCGCCGCGAGAACGACGCAGGCGCAGGCCGAGGCCGATACGCCGCAACGACCCGTCGAGACGGTGCTGAAGGAATTCGCGGGCGGCGCGCTCGCGAGCGAACTCGTCGTCGGCGACAACCCGGCAACGCCCCAGGTTGAGACGAGTTGGTGGCGGCGAGCGCTGGCGTTCGTGGGGTTTGGCGATGCGGCGTAAGTTCGTCTGGGACCCGCAGACCAAAGCCATGGTGGAAGTCTCTACCGACTACCGCCAGCGCGTCGCTCCCGACGTGTGGGGCGATATCCCCGATTACGTGTCCCCCGTTACCGGGCTCGTCGTGAGCGGCCGCAAGCAGCGCCGCGAGGACCTGAGGCGCACCGGCTCCCGCCCGTGGGAGGGGATGGAGCAGGAACAGAAGGAAGCGGCGCGACAGCGTCAGTACGCCGACGAACGCTCCGACCGCAGACTCGAAGACGCAGCGCAGCGCGCATTTCACCAACTAGATCCCGCCCGTCGGCGGATCTTCGGAGGATAAATGGACGAGCCCGACAGCACCCTTCCAGAAGGCAGTGAGCCGTCAGAACTGCCGTCGATGGATGACACCATCCGCGACACGCTGCGCGGACTCGAGTCCGGCGAGCCGGATGAGGCGCCCGCGGAAACGCAGAGCCGGGAGCGCGATGCAGCAGGACGGTTCGCCAAGACCGCATCCTCCGCGCCAGCAGATACCGCCGAACCGCCGGTCGAGAAGAAGCCGCACGACGACTATCCCGTGTCGTGGGAGAAGGATCTGGCCGAGCAGTGGGGCGCGCTGCCCGAGCAGGTGCGGGCACGCATCTACAAGCGCGAGCAGGACTTCCATTCCGGAATCAGCCAGTACCGCGAGGCGGCGGCCGTCGGCAACGCGCTGTGGTCCAGCATCGGCCCGCACATCGACACCATGCGGCAGATGGGCGCCACCCCGCAGCAGGTCGTCAACGAGCTGATGGGCTTATGGCACACGATGGTAGCGGGAGCGCCGGAGCAGCGCCGCGAAACTCTCTTGCGAATCGCGCAGCAGGCGGGTATTGATATCGCAGGCTCCCAATCGGCCTCCACCGATCCTCAAGGGATGCCGCCCGATCTCGCTCCCGTAACACAACGGCTACAGCAGATCGAACACGCATTGCAGCAGTCCGAGCAGGCTCGGCAACAGCAGGAATACGAGACCCGTCTTGACGAGGTCTCGCGATTCGCGGGCGACCCCAAGAACGAATGGTTCCCGCTGGTGCAGGACGAAATGCTCGCGATGATCCGCTCCGGATACGCCCGCGGGCTCCAGGACGCCTACGACAAGGCGATCAGGTTGAGTCCTGCCGTTGCGGCCAAGCAGGCCGAGAAAGCAGCGGATGAGCAGGCGAAGAAGGACGCGGAGAAGGCGGCGGCCGCGAAAAAGGCGGCGGCAGCCAATGTGACGCGCCGGGGTACGGCTCCGGTGGCGCCACGCAAAGGCACGATGGACGACACCATCCGCGAGGAATTCCGCCGCTTGCATGGCTGATCCCGGGGTCGGTGTCGAGGCACCGACTTCAGGAGATCATCCATGGCACTTCCCGGCCAGTCCACGCTGTTCAGCACCTTCACGGAGCTGTCGAGCACCACGTTCCGGATCCACAAGTCCGAGATCGCGGACGCCGTCAGCAATCACAACGCGCTCTATCGCTACCTCATCAAGGGTGGCCGCAAGCGCACCGAGGATGGCGGCCTGTCCATCAACTGCGCGATCGAGTACAGCGAGAACTCGACTGTGCTGCGCTACAGCGGCTATGACCGTCTCAATATCCAGGCGGTCGACGTCATCACCAACGCGGAATTCCCGTGGCGGCAGATGGCAGGCACGCTGTCGGCGAGCGGCGAGGAGATTCGCGCCAATCAGGGCGAGCGGCGCATCATCAATCTCGTCAAGTCGAAGATCAAGAACCTGCAGCGCTCGATGGCCAACACGCTGTCGACGGACTTCTATTCGGCGGGTTCGCTGTCGAACCAGATGGGCGGGCTGCAGGCGCTGATTGCGGATGCTGGCACCGGAACTGTCGGCGGCATCGACTCCAGCACGTTCACCTGGTGGCAGAACGTCGTGCAGAGTGCGGCAGCGCCGCTGCAGGGCGGTGGCGCCATCACGCCGAGTGCCACCACGATCGAGAGCCTGATGCTGCCATTGTGGCTGCGGCTCACGCGTGGCAGCGACATGCCGAAGTTCATCATCGCCGACGAAACATACTTCACGTACTACGAGCAGAGTCAGACCAGCCTGAAGCGTTACGCGCCGGACGACGAGGGCGCGGGCGGCATGGTGGCGCTCCGCTACAAGAACGTGCCGGTGTTCCACGATTCGAGCGCATCCGGCATCCCGTCGGCGCACATGTACTTCGTGAACACCGACTTCATGGAGTACGTCGTCCATCAGGACGCCGATCTCGAACTGATGCCCGAGCTGCGGTCGGTCAACCAGGACGCGGTGCTGATTCCCTGCATCAACCAGGCGAATCTGGTCGTGTCCAACCGCAAGCTTCAGGGCGTTCTCAAGGCGTGATCGGAGGAGGAAACAGTCATGGCATATCGAATCGTTGACCCGATCATCGGCTCTCAGGCGATCGCCGAGACGAGCACCACGCGGCGGCATCCGCTCGGCACCGTCGTTCGCGCGACGGACCCGACGTATGGGTCCGGCGAGTTCATCTACCTGTCGGGCGTTGCCTCGACGGCGGTGGGCTCGTGGGTGACGTACCACGAGGACGACTACTCGACGACGCTGCTTGCCGCGAACGATATCGGGCAGGTGGCGGTGGCGATGTCGGCCAACGTGGCCTCGCAGTACGGCTGGTATCAGATCAAGGGCAAGGCAGTCGGCAAGGCGCTGGCGAACTACGCCGACAACGGACTCGTCTATGCGACCGCAACGGCGGGCAGCATCGACGATGCTGTCGTGGCGGGGGATCGCGTCAAGAAGGCGATCGGCGCGAGCGCAGTGGGCACACCGAGTTCCGGACTCGCGGAGTTCGAGATCGACCGGCCGTTCATGGACGACGCGACGGCGGCCTGATCGTGCAGACCACGGCCCGGCGTCTGGTGCGCGCAATCGTATCAGGGCCGGGCCTTTCTCTTTTCTGACAGGAGGACACATGGCAATCACCCTCATGGACGCCCGCCCACCGGTGGTGCGTTTCGAACAGCGCACGGAAGAAGATCGCGAGGCCAGCATCAAGGCCGGCGGCCCGATGACGCGAGATATCAATTTCGCGATCATTCGGCAGTCCGGGTCCCGCGATTCGGTCGAGATGAAGGCCGAAGATTTCCTTGCGCAGTATCGCGCTCATGCCGCCAATGGGTTGATCCCGGCGACGTGGGTCGAGCACTTCTCGACCGAGTATGAGCGATGGAAATCCGGCATGGATGTGTCCGAATTCGGCTGCTCGGTGCGCAACTGGCCGGGAGTCAGCAAGGCGCAGGTCGAGAACCTGATTGCGCTTGGAGTCCGCACGATCGAGGACGTGGCGGCAATGAACGAGCCGACCATGAACCGCCTCGGCCTCGGCGCTCGCGAACTCAAGCACAAGGCGGCGGCGTACCTCGAGGGGCGCGACGCGAACAAGAGCGTCGAGATGATCGCGGCACTGCAGGCCGAGACCGCCAACAAGGACGTGCGCATTGCCTCGCTCGAGGCGGCGATCGCTGAACTGACGGCGCGGATCGAGAGCATCCAGCCGACCAAGAAGCGCGCGTGAATCTGCTCACCATCTGTCAGACCGTTGCCGATCTCGTCGGGATCAATCGCCCGTCGTCCGTAGCGGCCTCGACGGATGCGGACGCGCGCGTACTCCTGCAGCTCGCCAACAAGGAAGGGCGGCATCTGTCGAGCAGGTATCCGTGGGAAGCGCTGATCCGCGAGGCGTCTTTCACAACCGTCGCGCAGGAGAGCCAGGGCACGCTGGCAGCGATCGTTGGCGCGTCCGAAAGCTTCGGCTACATCCTGAACGACACGATCTGGAACCGTACACGGTCGCTTCCGATCGCGGGACCGAAGTCCGCGAAGGGCTGGCAGGCCGACAAGGCGCTGACGCTGTCGGGACCTTGCGACCAGTACCGCATCCGGGGCGGCCGCTTGCTGATGAACCCTGTGCCGACCGCGGGGCATTCGTGTTACTTCGAGTACGTTACCCGCAACTGGTGCCAGAGCGAAGATGGCACAACGACCCATTCATCGTGGAGCGCTGACACAGACACGCCGTTGCTGCCGGAGTATCTGTTCGTGCAGGGCATCGAATGGCGCTGGAAGCAGACGAAGGGCTTTGAGTACGCGCAGGATTTCGCTGACTACAAGCGGCTCGTTGCGGATGAGATAGGGAGAAGTGGCGGCAAGACGACGGCGATCCTCGGCGGCGGAGTGGATGAATACTCGCCGGTCATGATCGTGCCGCGCGGGAGCTGGCCGCTATGAGGGCTCCCGCACGCGGACAGGTGAACGGCCGGGAGGTGTCCCGCACCTATTCATTGCCGGCGCCGGTCGGCGGGCTCAATGCACGTGACAGCGTCGCCAACATGCCGAGCGACGACGCGATCACGCTGGACAACTGGTTCCCAAGGCCGACGGATGTCGCGGTCCGCAACGGCTACACATCGTTTGCAACGTTCACGGGGCTCTGCAAGACGGTCATCGTCTACAACGGCGTCGTCGCAACGAAGGTATTCGTCGCGGTCGATACCACGAACGATGCCATCATCGACGCCACCTCCGGTGGGGCGATCTCCACGCCGGTAGTCGGCGGGGCGACGCCGACGGTGCAGGCGGTCACGAATGCCGTGTTCGATTACACGAACTTCGGCGCGACAGGCGGGCATTTCCTGTCACTCGTCAATGGCACGGATACCGCGATCGAGTACGACGGTTCTACGTGGAGCACTGCGACGCTCACGCACGCGTCGTTGAGCGGCACTGACAAGCTGTTCACGAATGCCGTGTTCTCCGAACGGCTGTGGTTCGGCGAGAAGAGCACCTTCAACGTCTACTACACGGCTACTCGGGCAAAGTCCGGAGCGATGGCGCAGTTGCCGCTCGCGTCGCTGTTCAAGCTGGGCGGTGCGCTCAACTCGATCATCACGGTCACTGACGCCACGCAGACCATCGCCGACTACATCGGCTTCCTGTCCACGCAGGGCGAGCTGATCGTTTTCTCTGGCGATCCGGCGGGATCGTCGTGGGCGAAGGCGGCGCATTTCGTGTTGCCGCGGCCCGTCGTCTCGGGCATGCGCGCGTGGGTGAAGTACGCCACCGATGCGCTGGTACTCACCACCGATGGAGTGATCTCGCTGCGCAACGCGATCGCGCAGGACAAGTTCGACACCGGAGCCAAGTTCTCGGAGAAGATCCGGAACGCGATCAACCTCGAGGTCGCCTCGAACGGCAACAAGAGCGGGTGGGGGATGGTCTATCACCCCACCGGCACGAAGTTGCTCATCAACGTACCGACGGCGAGTTACAGCGCGGCGCGGCAATATGTGATGAACACGCAGACTAATGCTTGGTGTCGCTTTACCGGATGGGACTGGTTTCACCTCGCGGTCACGGGAGACACGCTCTATGCCGGGGCCAGCGGGATGCTGGCGAAGGCAGACACCGGATCGTCGGATGACTCATCTCCGATCCGCTTCGACGGCAAGCAGGCGTTCAACTATTTCGGCGCGCGAGCGCGCCTCAAGATGGTGAAGCTGATCCGCCCGGTGCTGGCGCTGAACGGCACGGCGCAGGTGGCGGCGCACATCAACACCGACTTTGCGGATGTGACGGCGAGCAGCTATCAGGCCATTGCAGGAGGGTCCGGAGACCCGTGGGGCGAAGGCATGTGGTCGGCGGCATGGCAGGGCGGCACGACGGTGAACCGCGTCTGGCGCTCAGCAATTGGGCACGGATCGGCCATCGCTCCCCGCATCGAGGGACAGACCGAGGACGTGTCTCTGTCGTGGGCGGCGACCGACCTCGCCATCGAGCATGGGGGGGCGCTGTGATCGTCTGGGACCGTGAGCGGTGCGCAACATGGGCACGAGATCGGATCGACGGCATCGAGTCGTGGAGCGACTGGTATCAGGCGTTTGGCTGGGAGACGAATGGGAAAATCGTGGCAGCCGTTGTGTACACCAACTTCAGCGGGTCCGATATCTGGATGCACTGCGCGATCGACTGCAAGGGGAAGTGGCTGACGCGCGGCGCGCTGAAAGCGGCATTCCGGTATCCGTTCGTTCAGCTCGGCTGCAGGCGCGTCACTGGTCTGGTCGCGGCCCGCAATGAAGCGTCGCGGCACTGGATGAAGCGCGTGGGATTCACCTACGAAGGACTGCGACGGGATGCGCTCCCGGACGACGATGAGATCATGTTCGGAATGCCCAGGCGGGAATGCAGGTGGCTGCGATGAAGGTCTACACCAAAGCGGTCTATCAGATGACCGACGCGGGGATGGAACTGATCCCCGAGGAATCCTCGTGGTACGACTACGACGGTCCGGTGGCAGAGTTGAAGGGCCCGAAGGCGCCAACGCCACCCGACCCGAACGTCGTCAGTGCGGCGCAGACGAAGTCGAACAAGGACACGGCCGAGTACAACGCGGCGCTCAACCGTTACGACGTGTACACCCCGCTGGGCTCCAGCGTGTATTCGCAGACCGGCACCGACGCGAGCGGGGCGCCGCTCTACCGGCAGGATGTCACACTGACGCCTCTGGCACAGGAGCAGTTCGACCGGGAGCTGGCGCAGAACAACCGCATGAACGAGCTGGCCGGCGCGCTCATGGGTCAGGTCGAGGGCTCGACCGGCCAGCCGCTCGATACATCCTCCCTGCCGGACTGGTCGTATGGAGTGACGGGAAACCTGCCGGCGCTCAAGACCAGCGCGGACGGGGCGGCGGCAGCAATGGGCGTGAATTCGGCGGGACTCCCGCAGCTCTATGGCGCCGAGGACCTGCTGGGCGCCCGCCAGCAGGCGCAGGACTCGCTCTACAAGCGGCAGTCGGCCTTTCTGGACCCGCAGTGGCAGCAGAGGGAAAGCGATCTCACGACGATGCTCGCGAACCAGGGCGTCGTCGAGGGCTCTGAGGCGTGGCAGCGCGCGCGCGACCAGTTCAACCGTGAGCGTGAGTTTGCCTATGGGCAGGCGCGTGATGCCGCGATCACCGGCGGACTCGGCGAAATGACCGGGCTGTCGGGGATCGCGCGCGGCAATCGTTCCGACCTGTTCGGCGAGCGCGCGGCCTCGGCGCAGGTGCAGAACCAGGGCGCGGCGATCCAGAATCAGTTCGGCCTGCAGAATGCAGCGCTCAACAATCAGGCGCAGCAACAGGCGTTTGCGCAGGCGCTGGCGAACGCGCAGTTCGGCAATCAGGCGCGCGGGCAGGCGCTCGACGAGATGTTCGCGGTGCGCAACGATCCGCTGAACCGCTTCAACGCGCTGCGATCCTCGTCGCCGGTGCAGATGCCGAACTTCTCGCAGTCCGGGCAGGTGTCGATGCAGCCGACCGACGTGGCCGGCAATATCTGGAACGCCTACAACGGCCAGATGAACATCTGGAACGCCCAGCAGCAGGCCAACAACGGCCTGCTGGGTGGGCTGATGGGCCTTGGCGGGACGCTGGGTGGTGCTGCGATCATGAAATCCGACGAGCGCGCGAAGGACGACATCACCGCCGTCGGCGAACTTCCCGGCGGGCTCGGTCTGTACGACTACGAGTACAAGGGCGATCCGCTGCATGAGCGTCACGTCGGCGTGATGGCGCAGGAGGTCGAGCAGGACGATCCGCAGGCGGTCATCACCGGCGCTGACGGGGTGAAGCGCGTCAACTACTCTCGCGTGCTCGCGCGGGCGCTCATGAGGGCCGCGTGATGCCGATCCAGACGCGCCAGATGTTCAACCCGCAGACTGAAGCCGCGCGGTATCAGTTGGAGCTCGCGCAGGCGCTACAGCAGCGCGCCATGACGCCGAACCTCCCGCCGATGGGCGGGCCTGTTCAGGCGCAATACGGCATGGGGCAGGGGCTCGTCGACCTCGCCAATGCGCTGGCCTCGTCGTGGAATGTGCGGCGCGCCAATCAGGCTTATACGCGCGCACAGGAGGCGCAGGAAGCCGAGGAAGCAGCGAAGCTCCAGCAGCAGCAGCAGGCGCAGCAGGCCGCGCTCATGCAGATGATCGGCGGCCAGAACGCAGGCGACGGCATGGGTCCGCCGACTCCGACGCCGGGGTATGAGCAGACCGTTGCGATGGGGCAGCAGGCGATCAATGCCGGCGTCGCTCCGGAGATTGCGAAGGCGCTGAT